GTCACCTGACCCTTTAAATCTATTACTAGATTATTGGTTGAGCAATGCTCTCCAAGTGTGGTCTGGGGTTAAAAAGATAATTTAACAATCTTTACAATCACCTTTTCGAAGGGCGTGTAAATTAAGTTAATATCGGATTTGACCGACTCCTGCACAGGGAAGATCAAAACTAAGTGGATCTATGATCAACTAGTTCTCTTCTTAAGCAAACAAATGCTGCCTCGTAAAAACAGTTTACTCCTTTCTTCCGTTCCCGCCTTTTTCCTTAGCTCTGGCTCGAGCTAAGATTTCATGTACGATAGAAGTCGTTGGTTTCTGTGCCAAGGTTGCGGCCATAGGGCCTGACCAAGCATGAGAATACTTTTTAAGGTAATCTCGAATTGCTGGATCCGAACTAGACTGCTCAATAAGCTGTTTAGCTCGCAGTGAATCGTGAGATTCAACTGCCCGTAGGAATCCAAACACAGAAAGCGGAGACTCAACCAAGATATTTCTTGGAGGGGCTCCAGCCATTGACTTCGTCGCTCGATCAAACAATTGAGTGATCTCATGATATCGGTCTATTAGATCAATGATCTCCAGTAGACCGGAAAAGTCTTTACCGGCTTTCTGGTATCTCTCTTCGATTTCATTTTTAAGTCGAAGTAGTTTAACCATTATCTCTTTAAAGAAATGGATGAACTCTGAGTGCCAGAAAAGTCGATCCTCAAGAGTGAACCGTTCATTGTCACTCTGTGAGGGGGGTGGAGTAATCATGCAAACTTTTCCAACCTCGGGATGTATGAACAACCCAGGGAAGGAGAAGAACTGTACAGAAAGTTTCTTAGCATCATTTATCGGTAGGAGAACAGGAATGCTCTTTCTATCGGATAAATGAGCCCAAGGGAAAGCCCCTTGACCTTGGTGGAATTTAAGACCTAGAGAATGGTCAATGACCTTTCTCAAGGTAGCGATAATCCAATTATAGGATTTATCCTTAAACTTGTCTTGTAGCTCGGAAGAAGTTCCGACTGCCACAACTCGATCTTCGGATCGAGGAGACCTTCTCGAAGGAGCAAGGGCCTCAACAACCGCCAATGTAAGAGCTTGGATATTGGCAACTTCTTTAAGTTGATCAAACCAAGATTTTTCTGACTTTTTAACAGTTCCTAAAGCTGCAAGGATGTGTAAAATGGGGATTCTCCCTTGTCCAGCTAACATCCCTGAGAGGGCGATGATAGCAGCCGATACTTTAGGTTTATGACTAAACGAGAGTTTAATCGCATTCTTAATGTACGGTAGGATTCTACCTTTTGGGACAATGTCCCGGTGAAGGTAGGAGAAAACAATGTCGACCGTACCCATTAGGGTAGGTTGAGACAAAAATGCTTTCCAAGGCAGAGCCGACACATCCACTCCGTTGTGTCCAACAACTTTGGCAAATTCGAAAGTACGGTTTCTAGCAATAATACTCTTACTTAGGTTGATTTCACAACCGATATCCTTCATTATTTGAAGGTATTCAGTTGCAACGTTCTGAGCAAAAATCACAACGTCATCACCTAAGATCTCATATTCCGTATACCACGGAAATGAGAAACCGAATATCTTGCTTTCGTCCCGGGTGGTATTAATCCATCCAGGAGAACCGGGGAGGGACTTAGTTCCCGCCCTTAGGGCAGCCAATTGTACAATCAAATGATGTACAACTGCTAGCATATTAAACGACGATCGGGCTCCCATAGGTTGCCCAACAGCATACTTTACAGTATGCACCTTTTCTGTTTTCAGAAAAGTTCGTCGTCCTGTCTTAATGACAGTCTTCTCTTTAAGAGTGAAGATTCTATCTAGCAATGCGGCCCAAACGAAGCCAAGACCGGGTAGAACCCGGTTCAGGACTACAATTTGAAGCCCCAGGGGCACTCTATCAGTGGCTGCCGAAAGATCATATCCAAATGACATTCCGGCACGTTTAGCCTTAACTTGGCATCTCCGCACTGAACTTAACTGATCAGCCGTTCCATCATTAGGTAAACTACCTAAGAAATCGGTAATCATATTATGTAGAGGAGTTAACAATGTTTGGCTCCATGAGTCAACCATTGCGAACACCCGCCGTTTACCGGCAGGTTCCTCTTTAATACTTAACTTCCCTACGGAAGTTTCTGATACAAAATGATCAGAATCGATTCCAAATATAATAGGATGATTCCATCCTAAAGATGTTTGGTGGAGTGTAGATTTCGTAAGATTCTGCACAATACGGTTGTACCGGTTAAGAACCTCAGTATAACCAAGGAGAGCGCAATATGCGCAAACAGCGGGTGATAATCCTGCTCGATGCAATAACATTGCATCGTAGGTATACCCAAGCCACGAGACTTTAAAAGTAGCTGCAGCGGACTCCAGAAAAGAAAAACCTGAGAGATCCTTAAGGATGCTTAGATTAAACATAGTGGGATGGATTAGCATTGCTAATTCTTCCCCTACTTTATCTACGTTGATAGAAGGAACTGTCAGGCCGTCAGTGATGGTGGCGAGTTTTAACTCGCCGGGTATTTTAATAACCCGGAAAACCCCGAAAAGGGTTGACC